CAGGGTGTACATCGGGGCGCACGAGGTGATGACCTCGGAGGTGAGGGGCTCACCGCCGTAGCAATCGTTGTCGCAAGACGAACCACCCTGGTACAGGAGGTTGGTGAGCTCGGGAACGTTGCCGACCATCTTGGCATAACCAGCCTGCTTGCCGGCCTCCTGGGTGAGCTCGTTCCAAATGTGCATCCAGTCACCGTAGTGCTTGTCGATGCGCTGACCACCGATCTCAATCTCAACGTAGTTGATGAGGTTGTGACCGATCCAGTTGAGCCAACGGAACTGAGCGCCAGAGCCGTCGGTCGACTGGAGAGCGACCTGCGGGAGGGTCGCCTGGAGGTACATGCGGTGGATGAGGTCACCGTTGCGCTGGATGGTGCAAGTCACCTTCTTGCCGAAGTTCGGGGCGCCGTTAAACGGGTTCTCGATGGACTCCATGGCAAAGTTGGTGTGACGGCGGTACACAACCTTGAAAAAGGTGATCTGAGGGTTGCCAGTCAGGTAAACGTCCTGGGCGCCGTAAGCTACAAGTTGCATTAACCCACCACCTGTCATCTGTTTTTATACTTAGAGAATACAAAATAATTTTGGGAAAACACACTTTTTAATTTTTAGCCGGAGAGTTTGTGATCGATTATTTTTCTATTTTTTTATATTCTTAATGTGCTAATCTCTTTATATTTATATAATTTAAAAATACATAAAATTTGATCGATATGATCATTAAAACATAGTTAGTAATGGCAGAAGAGAAACCAAAATATATACGTAAGAAATGCGGCCATGATAAATATGCATATTTGTGCATAGCTTGTAATGGGTCGTCCCTATGTGTTCACGGTAAACAAAAATATTATTGTAAATCTTGTGGTGGAAAGGGTGTATGTGAACATGACCGAATCAAACAAAATTGTATGCTCTGTCGTGGATCAAATATATGCCTCCACAATAAGCGCAGAAGTAGATGTGTACCCTGTAATGGTGGGAGCATTTGCCTTCATCAAAAAATAAAAAGCAGGTGTGCTGATTGTAATGGGAATGACGTATGTAGTCATGGAAAACGAAAAGAATATTGTGTTGACTGTATTGGCAGTGCTGTATGTCCCCATCAACTACGAAAATCTCGCTGTCTGACCTGCAATGGATCCGAAATATGTGTTCATGGTAATAATAAGTATATTTGTGTAGAATGTGCTGGCAAAAATATATGCGAACATTCAAAAATCAGAAATCAATGCATAGAGTGTCACGGAAATAGAACATGCATTCACGATAAAAGGACATCCGCGTGTATCATCTGTACACCCTCAAGTGGATGTCAGCATTGTCATATGATTTCGGTTGTTGGTTCCAAATGGAATCCCTACTGTTTCCGTTGTTACTGTGTTTTGAATCCGGATGCAGTCATTCCCCGTAAATATAAGCTAAAAGAGCATCATGTTATCGATAAATTGAAGGAGAACTTCCAGGAGAAATTTACGATGCGATTTGACAAGATCGTCGAAGGGGGGTGTTCACGTCGCCGACCCGATGTGGCCATTGATTTTGGTTCGCACTGTCTGATGATCGAAATTGATGAAAATAAGCATACAAATTATTCTTGTGAGGAGAAACGTATGGTAGAATTGTACGAAGACATTGGTTTTCGCAAAATTGTCTTTCTTCGATTTAATCCAGATCGGTACAAAGACGGATCGGTCGTGTATCCGTCGCCTTTTCGATATACTCGAGCAGGAATTCTCCATCTGGAAGAAACCGAATTCAATCGAAGGATGGATCAATTAATGGAACGAATTCGTGCTCATCGCGTTGAACCTGCAGATCAGATCACAGTCGAATATTTGTTTTATGGCACCTGAAAGGCTTCTCCGTACGATTTTTTCACACGAATCAAACGCAGTACATACAAAGGAGGGTTTAAAACCATCCCGCTCATACCGTATAAGTACCATTCAGGGGCATGAGTGAAAGTGCCTTTTTTAAAGTAAAGAGTTCAAAACGAAGTAATCCAGAAGCCCGCACCACACTCGATGCAATCCATCATCAAAAGATTCAAAGTATGATGGAAGAAAAGGATAAAGTTGGGGTATACAGACAAGAACAAAATGTTCTTAAAAAGAAAATGAGTGAAACGACTTCTGATATGGAGATCTGGCGAGTAGAGCGAGAAATCGAAGTATTGGAAAAGAAGATCCGCTCGATTGAAGACGGATCCGAAATGATGGATTATTATCTTCGAACAGGTGATATTCTGTATCATTATTATGATATTCAGGATCAAATCCAACAGGGCACTGCGAACTTTGTATCGAATAAGGCAAAGCCAGGTTCTATTTTGGCTATTTTAGAGGAAGTTGCAGAGGATGAACATTCGTCTACAAACGTGTTTGCCCTGTCTTCTAGTGAAAACGAGCAGAAGACGGAGGGATCCAAAGAGAAGAAGAGCTTTCAACGAAATCAACTCCTAAATGATTATCTACAGATCGAAGATCCGTCAATGGGTCGAAATACAATGGAAGAATACGATGATCCTTGGACAAATTGTGAAAGCTGTGGAAATGAAATGATCATGTGTCTCAATGAAGCGAATCTGACATGCTCTAAATGCGGTCACCAAGAGTTTATTTTGGTAGATAGTGATAAGCCGTCATATAAGGATCCTCCCCGAGAAGTCTGTTATTATGCCTATAAGAAGATCAATCATTTCAATGAATGGTTGGCACAATTTCAGGCCAAGGAGAGTACTGAAATTCCAGCCGATGTATACGATGAGATTTTACTTCAATTGAAGAAAGAGCGCATTACCAATATGGGTTCATTAAAGCCCACAAAGTTGCGTGAAATTCTTCGTAAAATGAAATGTTCGAAATATTATGAGCATATTCCACATATCATTAATCGCCTGAATGGTCAAAATGCACCCTTCATGTCGCGCGAAGACGAAGAAAAGTTGCGCCATATGTTTCGCGAGATTCAGCCATCTTTCAAGAAACACTGCCCGAAAGGCCGTCGTAACTTTTTGTCATATGGATATGTTCTCTATAAATTCTGCGAGTTACTGGAAATGGATGAATATTTGGCGTGCTTTCCTCTACTGAAGAACCGCGATAAATTGTATTTACAGGATAAGACGTGGGAGAAGATATGTCAGGAAATGAAATGGGGTTTCATTCGCACGACTTGAAACGTTACAAAATTGACAAATTACTGGTCTTAAATCGCAACCATAAATATCAGCCTAAAGATTAGGATACAAGATAGATTAGAACCATGTCTAATCGATATCACACTTCTAAAATCTATCGAATCGTGTTCAACGATGAGAAATATTATATTGGATCCACGACACAAGAATTGAATATTCGCATGAATGTTCACAAGACTCGATCTAAGACGCATACTACTAATTTATATGAACATGTGCGCAAAATCGGATGGGATAATGCCAAGATTACACTTATTGAAGATTATCCATGTAAATCCAAGAATGAACTAAATAATAAAGAAAAAGAACATCGTACCAGGGTTACATCTGATCCATTGTGTCTAAATGAGATAGATGATACAGAGAGCATCGAAGAAGCTGATCCAAATAATACAACAATCTATAAATCTGGAAAGATATATCGTCTAATTTGTGACGATGGGTATTATTATATTGGCTGTACTGCATCAGAATTACCATTTCGTCTAAACAATCATAAACAACTATCTAGAACAAAAAAAGACCCATTATATGTATACATCAATTCAATTGGCTGGGATAAAGTTAAGATAGAATTAATTAAAAAAATACCATGTTACTCTAAACATGAATTAGAACAACTAAAGGAACAATACATCAATACAGTACCGCATTCTCTACTTTGTCTGAATATTCTAAAATTAGAGGAGGAAGAGGAAGAGGAGGAAGAAGAGGAGGAGGAGGAAGAGGAGGAAGAGGAGGAAGAAGAGGATGATGATAATTGTAAAAATACAATAAATCGATATAAAAATGGTAAAATCTATCGAATAGAATGCAGTGATGGTCGCTACTATTACGGTTCAACCATACAACGATTGAATCTACGATTGAATCATCATAAAAAATTATCAAAAACTGATAATACTGTATTTTACAATCATGTCAATACAATTGGATGGAATAATACTACGATCGTAGTCGTCGAAGAATATCCATGTGAAACAACTCAACAATTGCATGCGAAAGAAGATGAATATATTACACGATCAAAAGACGACCCGCTTTGTCTTAATGTAAATAGAGCATATGTATCACAAGATGAAAAAAAAGAGAGGATGAAAGAATACTACGAAGAGAATAAAGATGTCATCCTTGCCCAATCTACACAGTATCGTCAAGAGAACCGAGAGGAAATCCTAGAGAGAAAAGCACGATATCGTGAAAAAAATCGCGAAGTGTTGCGCGAAAAGCAAAAAGAATATGTTCAGCGAAACCTAGAAAGTGTGCATGAAGCACGAAAAAAGTACTATAATGAGCACAAGGAAGAGCATGCAGAATATTATAAAGAATATCGCAAGGCACATCGACAGGAAATTAATGCGAAGCAACTCGAATGGAATAAAAAGAAAAAAGAAGAGAATGCTGAAGAAATTGCGAAAGAACACGAAGCTAAACTACAGAAACGGAAGGAGAAATCGGATGCTCGAATCAAGAAAGACCGTGATGTTCATACCTGTGAGTGCGGTGGAACATATCAATTATATCGCAAATCACGTCACGATATCAGTAAAAAACATACAGCCTTTGTAAATACACATGTTTAACGATTCTACAACATAATGATTTAAGAATGTATCACATCATGAAATCAATATGGAAGATCAGCTCGAAACACTATGCACACAATTGCAAAAACAAAATGAAGATAATCCAGATGAAGCACGCAAAGATATAAGGCATAATGCACTGATATCCATCCAAAGTAGCATCAACATATTAAAAGAAAACCAGATCAAAAAACGACATTGTCGAAAGAATGTGATATCTTTCTTCTGTTCTGTCTGTTTTCTTCATCTATTCATTCTATTCTACTTTGGCCTGACACCACATCTTACTACCTATGTATGCAGTTCTCTTGTTGTACAAAAATATACCCAGTTTGATTTCATTAGCACTCCTTCCATTATGAAGAGTATAGCGTGTATTAAATTACTATATATTACTATCGGGCGAAATAAGGGGCTGATAGATGGTATTTTTCAACTTCAAAACGGAACCATTTCTATTCAGGATGCGTCCATCATGCTCTATCATCACATACATCATTCATCACAAGAATGGATTCAAGGAAAGCGTACTCTATCCACTACGACGTTATACAAAGATTTAACGTTTGTAGGGGATTATATGGAATGGATCGCATATTGCATTTGGTACCCGTTTACACATACTGCATCAGATACGACTAAAACAGCTGTAATATGGTTGAACAACAAAACACAAATTGTTAAAACGCTGTGCGAGTTATTTATGGAATTGCCAGTAATAAAGCACGTACGTGACGTAGTCAAATCAGTGGAACACACAGTGGACCATCATATCATTCAACCGGTTCGTCAGAAAATTACGCAGGTCATTCAGGGTGTAACAACTCGTCTCTTCCATTTTAGCAACTCATTCATTCAATGGGCAAAACCAATCAATAGACCGAAAGATTCAATTGATACAGAAGTACTAAACGTATCTAAATAAAAATAACCCCCTCTACAAAGATGGCAGCTGTAGGTTCGGAGTTTTTATATCATCTCGTGGTTAATAATATTGCACCCATCATGGCATCGAGTGTTGCTGGACTGTATACAAATTATTTTTCAGGACGAAACGCCCCGACCCCTACTCTGGTTCGGTCCGAAACAGATGATGAGCGTGAATTAGATTTATTACAGATGGAACGTATGTTAAAATGGATGAGTTTGATTTTTGAAGACTCATTTGTACCCGTTCATAAACCTGGTGATATTGTTCCAACCGATGATACTCACAAGGCTTATAAAAAAGAGTTGTACAGTATCTACGTAACCATTTGTTCGGATTTCACTCAATACCAGAACTGGAAAAAATACAATTCGACCATATGGATGTTCTCTTCCTATCGAAACAAAAATACAAAAGCGTTGGCTCGAAAGATTCTAGGCGATGTCAAATTATTTCACGAAGGTCTGAAAATGTTCTCGATGTTTGAAAAATTACAAAATTGACCAATCCATATCACGATAATCATTCAATGATGTCGCTTTCACTTCATCTCCAATTTCTCGAACAACGCATGGCGACCGTGTCGTGTCTTCCCTCTCGCTTTGAATATTATTCCGCTATTCACCTCACAAAACTCCACAATGTCTGCTTTTATGCCTACAAGGATATTCCTATTAGCCATAAACGTTACGCAGGATTTCCTCTTACCGATAAAGGGATTGATTTGATCGATGAAACATTTAGTCACATTGGTCAAGTCAAATACTATGGCCCTCGTTCCAAAATTTATTATGGGAAGCTCTCTACCTTTCTCGCTACTCCGATTCTGGTCGGTCGCAAACATCTTCAAATGACACTGGTTCGAACCCACCATTCGAAACTTCATTCTGAGATTCATCAAATTGTTCAACGGGGAGATCTGAATGATGTCACACTGTGCTCTCGAGAGTTTATGCAGAATATGCGGGGGTGAGTACGAGGACGTTATTTATTTTGTATAAGATTCGAACATATGGCGAAACCAGGGACTTAAAATTGATTGGCGTTAACATATTAGAAAAGACCAATGAGTTGTTCAGCGAGTCAAAAGACCCTTTGCGGAGAAGCATCGTGTAAAACCTGCTACGAACGCTCCTTTGCGACACATCCTCGAGCATCTTGCTGGAGTTCACAAAATGAACTTCGAGCCATCCAAGTGACCAAAAACAGTAATAAAAAATACAAGTTTGATTGTGGAGATTGTGGACATGAACTTGAAATGATTCTTAAAAATGTGTGTTCTGGACAGTGGTGTAAATATTGTAATAGTGACGGTATTTGCGAGGAGGAGAATTGTCTATTCTGTTATCAAAAATCATTTGCGTCTCATCCAATGGCAGAATCATGGTCTGCCAGAAATGATATTCAACCTCGACAAATATTACGTAGGTCGGATAAAAAATTCTGGTTCGATTGTGTGGATTGCAAACATTCATTTGAGGTAAAACTATTCAGTATTAGTAAAGATAAACATTGTGCGTATTGCAGCAATCAAACATTATGTGATGATCAAGAATGTAATAGATGTTTTGAGAAATCATGTGCATCAAACGAAATGAGTAAAGCATGGTCTCCAGATAATGAAATACAGCCGAGACAAGTATTTCTTCAATCTAATAAAAAGATAAAATTCAATTGTCTAACATGTCATCATTCGTATGATAATACACCCAACCATTATATTAATCGAAATGGTTCATGTCCATATTGTGCAAATAAATATTTATGTGAAAAAGAAGAATGTAAACCATGTTATCAAAAATCATTTGCATCTCATCCACAAATTCATTGTTGGAGTACTAAAAATACAGATTCACCACGTAGTCTCTTTAAAGGATCTGAAACTACATGTATATTTGATTGTGATCTATGTCATTCTGAATTTAAATCAAAATTATACAATGTTCTGACTGGTTATTGGTGTCCATATTGTAAAAAGAAAACAGAGGCGAAAGTAAATACCTTTCTGAAAATGCAAGAGGGAGAATGGTCTACACAACTTCGCTTTTCCTGGTGTCGCTTTTCAAATACAGGAAATATTATGCCATTTGATTTCGGATCTGTTTCTAAAAAGATTCTAATTGAAGTCGATGGTGCACAACATTTTACACAAATTTCTAACTGGGATGCTCCTGAAAGTGTTCAAGCAAAAGATATTGAAAAGATTCAATATTGTTTGAAAGAAGGAATATCCATTATTCATATCAATCAACTAGATATTTGGAATAATGTATACGATTGGAAGAAAGTTCTTCAAACAGAAATCGAAAGACTACATGAAAAGGATCCTCAATGTAGTTTTATTAGTTCATCATCGATATACGAATCACATATTTCAAAACTTAGTGATGCCATTCATTATACAATTATTCATCCGACAACATAATATCCAGTTATTTGGAAAATATGTTATTTTTAATGATTTTAGAGAAAATGTTGTAGGGTGGGGGTCATACCGTATTTTATTTTAATACACGAAATGGATTCGTGTTTATTCAAAAATGGGTACTTACAAACGTGCGGGGAAGCCCACCAAATTTGCGCCGAGTCCAAAACCTGCGCCCTGTCTCGCCGTTACACCGACGGAGGGCGAGACTGCATCAAGGACGGCAAAAACGACGGCGGCGAGCACGGCGAGGGTGGCGACCTCATCGAGGGGCAGGGCGCGCTTCGGGATAAAGATGGCGGCGGCGGCGATAACGAGACCTTCGATCAGGTACTTAATGATGCGATTGACAATTTCAGCAAATCCGTAACCAACCATGATTCTATATTTACACGCAAGAAAAAATGCGGGGACGCGACGTTCTCTTTGCATCCCATAAGTTGTCGGAGATAGTTGCGTTGGGAAGAGCAGGCATCTCCATCTGAGTTTAAAGCATCCCTATCTGAAAGATTGTAGAGATGAGCTCAGATAAGAACGCCGTAATCGAAGATTTTTTGGACGAGGATACCGAAATTCCAGGCCAGCGATACGTCCTTCTCAGTTTTATCAGCCCGGAGAAAGTTCTCGATAAAAAGGAACTCTTCTTCTTCCAGAAGTTTCTCCATACGTATGAGGTGGACTGGAAGATTAAGAACCTGGAGAAGTACATGGTTGATATTGTAAAGAACATCAATGACCAGCTTGACGAGCGCTCCACGGAGTTGGAGAAAGCCGATCAGATGGCGTCTGCAGAGATTTGCCGTAAGAATCGCCTGCGTCTGGACGACGTGATGAGCCAGTATGGTCCGTTCATTCAGAAGAATAAGGCAGATTTGAATAAGACCAAGATCGTGGAAGCATATGATGATTTCATGTACACCCACAAGACAAAGCTGGAGGAGGAGTTCTACGCTCTGAATGAGTTCCGTACCTCCATTCGTGGAGTCAAGGTCCGCGGCGTGTATGGTAACCCGAAGGAAGCCGAGCTGAAAGCTAAGAAGCTTCAGTCCAAGGATAAGTATCATAACATCTTTCTGGGTGAGGTGGGCAAGTGGACTCCATGGGATCCCTCTCCGAACGAGATCAAGGATCAGGAGTACAACAACGATCAGCTGAACAACCTGATGAAGAAATACAAGGAGAACGAGGATTCTCGTGAGCAGTTCTTTGAGGAGCGCACCAAGGGTGCAAAGCAGGTGACGGGTGCGTCTGTTTCTGGTGGTTCTTCGTCGGGTCAATTCGATAGCATGTTTGGTGTACAGGGTGATTTGGCTCTTCAGCGCAAGATGGAAAAGCCTGTTGTAACGATTGAAAAGGTGGCTGCCGATGAGGCGAATGCACCCGCTGCAGAGAATTCAGTAGTAACTCCCGACAGTGCATAAAACATGAGACGTAGTAGAATGAGCATCGATCGTTCCGTTGGGTTTTATTCGATAAAGGTCATCTCCCTTTTCATTGTATCTATTCTATACTTCATAACCGGTTCTATCTTTTCCGTAGTATTAGACGAAGTAGTCCCTGCAAATGACCCTGTACAGCAATCTACCATTATGCTTCTTGCAGAAGTGTCCATTATTTTTGGTGTGATTGGTGTTGTTTTTTATATGAATCGGATGTTGATTAAGAAAATGCCATTTTTCTTAGACGGATATTTTGGATTCCGATATTCATTGCTTCATGATGCGGCAAGTGGAATGATTGTCGGATATATCTTGTACGCATATCAAGATAAATTAATCTCAAAACTAAAAGAATTGCGTGTGAGATATACGGACATCTATGACCGTGTGAGTCAATCCGTTCGCAGTGCCTATGATTCTGTGTTTTAGAGTATATCGTAGCAACATAATATCATATGAGTATTCCATATGATATTAGTTTGTTCATACATCGTATTATTTATGCAAAGAAACCAACATCTGGCACATCTCCGCCTACGTACAGTGGGATGCACGATTGAGACGGGCCGTCGCAAAACGTGCCTTCCGGGCAGGATTGTCCGTTTCCATTCGGTGACCCGCAGATGTAATTCGTGTTTGGATCCGGATATGCCACGCTTGCCATCGGATTGGGTGCCTGTGCAGGAACACGCACAGGTCCACTGGAGGACTCATTCTGGACCTGGGCATGGGCCAGATCCTGAAATCCTGAAATCACAAAATGAGGCTCCATACGATCAATATAACGTACGATCATCGGGAGCACGACGACCGCCACAACCAACAATACAAGCATCGCGCCAATTCCCATTGCTTTCGGATGAGCCATTTTCTAGCAGTTAGTGAGGTTTTATTATAATCAGTA